GTCTAATCCAAATAATTTAAGATAAAAATCTTTATATAAACTTAAATTATTTGCATCAATTTTATTTTCTAATTCTAACTTAGAAGCATTAGCTTGACGTTGTTTTTCTTCTGCAACATCTTTTCCTTGTTTACAACTTGCTACGTCTAGTGATTTTTGTGTATCAATAATTAAACTTCTATATTTTTCATTTTCTTCTACTAGCTTTTTATATTGATCACTAAACATTAAAATATTTATATCATTAATTATTTGTTCAATAGCAGCTATATATTTAATTTTTACAGTTATTGAGCCATTTTCATTAAAATTGATATCGTGGGTATAAGGAGTAAGAAAAAAACAAATTTTTGCAGAAGCTATTGCTTTTTTAACTATTGCAGCTAACTTCGCTAGATGCGAAAAATAGCCAGCAGGATCTGTTAACGTACTTGTATCTATATCTGACCTATTAAAAATATCAACAATATATTTTAAATCAGGATCAGCATATCCTGCTACAATTTTTATTCTAAAATATTCTCCAAATTCTGCCGCTGTCATTCCGCCTGGTCCTATTGTTCCATCACTTTTTACGCTGGACGGAACAACTAGATCGGAATATTTAAATTTAATTTCACCAAAAGTGTCAGATTTGTTTTTTTTAAGTAATCTTTTATCTTTTTCTGATATAGTTATTTCATGTATAAAACTTGTTATATCTTCGAAATATAATTCTAGCTCTGCTTCAATATTTGAATTAGACTCTGCAGGATTAACTCCAACATATTTATAATAAAAAGATTTTATACCACCACCTTTAAGTCTGCCCGCTTCTTGTAAAAGCGGTATATCGCTTTCACTGTTTGTTTTTAGTACTTCATCTGTATATAAATGAGAATTATATTGATTTACTAAAGAAGAATCATTAAAAGGAATTTTCCAAGAAACAGATTTACTAAAATCTAGTCTTCTACTACCAGCGTCTCCTAAATAAAAAGGATAAAATACTTTATATAATTTTATAGATGGAACTAAAATATTAAAAATTTTATTATCTAATTTATTAAATAAATAATCAGTATATTCTGTTTTATATAAAAAAGCACCTAGATCCGCTGCTGTAGGTCCCAAGTTATTTTTTACATAATTTTCTTGATGTCTTTTTACGTAAGAGTCTGCTGGAAAGCCATCTCTTACGTCTTCTATACCCCTTTCTACAGTAATCTTACAATCATTATGTAAATAACGGATATTTAACATCAATGCTGCTTGTTCGTTAAATTTTAATCTATTTTTTGCTTCATCGCCAGAAATACGCTCAGTTAGTTTGCCTATTTCTATTTTCATCGCCGCCGCCGCCGCCTCGGCGGCGAGGACTTCTTCAGATTTTTCTTTATCAGCCATTTTTTTTACTCTTTCAAAATATTATAAGTATGATAAAATATCAGTTAAGTTTATTGGTATAATTAATACATCTCCAAGCTTTACATGAGATTCCGTAGGCTTTTGGTTCAATCTAGCTATTATCCACCAATCTTTTGGGTCTCCAAAATATTTTTCTGCTAATTTATAATATCTATCACCATAAGACCATGTATGACTAATAAAGTAAACGTCGGTCATCTCGCTCGTATCTAATTCAGAAAAAACTGGGGTCTTAAACTGTTTTATAAATTTAACATTTTTATCCATAAAAATATTATTATAAATTTGGTGATTATTTACTAAAATAGGCCTATTATATCTATTAATCATTTTAAATTTTTCCTATTAAATAAAGGCTGATTGCTGCCTACCTCTCCAGCTGCGCCAATAAACATATCATAAAAACCATGAGGAAACGTAAACATTGGCCTATTTGATTCTCCAGTACGGCCCGAATAATTTACTAAATATAATTCTCTTGGTTGTAAATTTGAACTATTTCTGCCGAGAGGTAAGTCATGTAAAACGTTAAAAACTATGTCTACTTGTATTAATTTTGGCAACACCAGAGTAGTATCGTCGGCTCTTCTAGCACCGGGAGATGTTTTATCTTTTGGTGCTAGGTAATAATTGTTTTCTCGCAATTTATTGATTGCTTCATTACCCTTATCAATTGGCGTAGAATTATTTTTTGATAATTCTAATAATTTTTTATAAGTTATTGTAAAAAAACCAGCATCAACTTTTGGTTTAAAACTAAAGCCATCCATATAACCAATCAAAGGTTTTCCTAACTCGTCAATCAAGCTTGGTAAATAAATTTTAAATAAAGGAGGAGTATGTAAAATACTTGTATCTTTCTCGCCTGGCTTATATGTTGGATACATACCTTGTATTAAGGCATCAATTTTTGCTCCATTCATCGCAGCATCAACTGGATCGAAACTTGGAGCGTCAAAAGAAAAAGAAATAGTTCTTACTGTATTTTTAAAAGTAGCAATAGGATCCATTCTTCCATAAACTTCTTGACTTTGCCAATTACTTTTAAAGTTGTCCTGATAAGCAGTTAAAAATGCAGCAAATTTTATTTTATTTTTAATGTTTAAAGGCGTTATTTCTATAAAACTATACTCATTATTAGCGAGATAAGTATCTAAGGTATAAAAATTATCAGACATTAACGATTTCTCCTTTTTATAAGTTCTTTTTGCTTAGTTGATAAAATTAAATGTGCTGCAAAATCTCTTCCACCACCCTCTAAAACTATTCTCATGGGCTTTCTATCGTCACCAGAATTATCAGTAGATTTTGTATCGTTTGTACCTAAAACTTGCTTTAGTGCTTGGACTAAAGCATCTTTTTCAGAATCCTTAGAATCTTTTTGTGCAGCAAAATATGCTGACGCTATATCTACAAACTGTTTAGCTGGCTCTAGATCATCTTTTTTAATAGACTTAACAGTATTTAAGGTTTCGTTTATAGTGCTTAGTGTTACAGTCTTATCGGATGGTAATGTATTGATAGCCTCTCCTATTAATTTTATTCCATTCGCTATTCCCTCAAAAACAGTCATGTCAGAAAAATTAGAAAAAGTTTGCAAAGTAGCTGTTAGCATATTTAGTGCTTGTATTTTTGTATCATTTATTTCATTTATTGCAGAATTAATACTTTTTATAGAATTTATTGGTTTAGAAAAATCTGTGTCTAAAAGACTAAAATTAAACATAGCAACCGCTATAGCATTAAAAGATAAATTAAGTTTTTCTAAATTTTCTGGCAATGTTGAAACAACATTGTTAAAATCAGCAAATGCTGAGGCAGTTAATTTTAAGCCAGCGCCAATTGCTAAAATTGCAATACCAAATAATCCTAAAGCAACAGCTAATTGTGTAATATATAATACTCCTAACTCGAACGCGGCAAGAGCAACAGGATTTGTTAATATTGCACCTATACCTATAGCTAAACCTACGGCTGCTACAACTAACAATAAGCCAGCTAAAACTTTTGTCCAATCCATTTGTGAAAATAACATAAAAGAAGCACTTATTGCTAATAAACCTATACCTAAAGTCGCAGCAGCTATGCTAAATATTAATACTCTTCCAAGATTAATATTTACTTCAGACATACGTTTTATGCCAAATGCTAGAGAAAATAACATGAGCCCAAACATTAAAGCATCTTCAAGTTTTATTTTTTCCATAAATCCTATAGCTATACTTAATGCAAATCCTAATGCAACTACAGAAATACCTAACATTGCTATACCTATAATTGTTCGGCCTGGGTTTATAGCAAATTCTTGTATACCTAATCTTAGGTTTTTCATAAAAGTACGGAAGCCTAATCCAGCAGTGGATGGAGGACTTCTACCCATAGTTTGTTGAGCAGCAGTTAAATTACCAGCAGACCCTCCAGCTGCAGCAGCCGTTTTAGCTGCTGCGCCTGTGTCTGCTGCAACAGATGCTGTTTTAGCAGTTGCCGCAGCAGCGTCAGTTGCCGCTTTTGCACCATTTGACATTATACCAAAAAAACCTAAGAATGAACGCCCTGCGCTAGCTAAAGCCGATGGGAGACCAGTTATGTTACTAATTATAAGTTTAAATCCTCCTCCCATCATTAGAAATACTGCTTGAGTTTGCTTCCAGGCCATAACAACTGTCATTAGTCCTAGTAATATACCACCAGCACCATTGCCTGCGTCAGCAAATTCTGTAAGAGCGTTAACTATAGCACTTATACCTTTAACTATTGGTTTAATAATTATAAGAAAAGAATTAAATAATTCTTTCATCTTGTCTGTTGTTTCGGCTGCTGATTTTTGTGCTTTTTCTAATTTTTCTTGAGATGCTGCCTGGCTTTGCATATCGGTAGTTAATTCATATGTAGATTTTGTAAATAATTTAGTTGCCTCATTAATATCTTTAATACCTAAAGCTGCAGCATATGCTCTTTGTTCATGTTGAGTTAAAGATTCAAAATTTTTACCAGACGCGTCAAGTGATCTTTTTAATATTAATAAACGCTCATTATCTTTAGCATTTAACATTTCAACAGAATTTAAAAATGGACCACCTAATAAAGAATTTAATCTTCCTGCGGCTCGTGCTGAACCTTCAAATGTATCCCATTGCTCGCCTATAATTCCTGTTAAGGCAGACATTTCCATGCCTAAAGATTTTGCTTGCTTTTCTAAGTCCACGAAAACTTCTTTAGCTTGTGAGCCAAAAGCAGCCAATCGAGGCATGCTACTAGAAAATTCTTCTGCCATTTTTTTAGGCGCTATACCTGCACCAATAGCAATTTTTGCCATATCTTCATTTATTTTTTCAGCTTCCTTAGAAGAATAATGAAGAGTTTTTGTTAATATATCATAATTTTTACCTGTAGTTTCAGCTGATATACCTAACAAAGATAATTTTGCAGCAGAAGCAGTTAATTGATCTTGTTGATCTTTAGATAATTTTGAAAAACCAGACATAGATAATTGTAATTTACCCATAGATTCAGCCATCTGCTTATAGCCAATACCAAATCTGGACATGCCCATTCCAAATGTTCCAATAGTTCTATCTATATCTTGTCCTGTTGATCTTGTATATTCAACATTAGCTTTATTTACACTTTGTAATAGCTGTACTGTACTTTTGGCATATTGTAATGCTAATGCTTGTGAAGCTAGAAAACCTCTATTCATATTTTGATAAACTTCACCAAGGCCAAGTGCATCTGCAAATCCTCTTTTTACGATACCAGAAATTTCTTTAAAAAAGTTTCTTTGTACTTCTAGTTCTAGAGTTAATTTACGCGCGGTCTTTACTTGATCATCTGCTACTTTTAAATTATTTCTTTCTTCATCTAATATTTTTTTTAAAATTACTAGCTGCTCTTCTTCTTGATCAGTTAGTGATTTGTTAGTTCCTTCTCTTTTGGATTCTATTTCTTGAATTTTTTGATAAGTTGTTTTATAGGTTTCTAATGATTTTTTTCTTTCTTCTTGCGCAATTTTTAATAATTCTTCTTTAGCTAATTCATCTCCATAGCGATTAGATACTATGCTTTCTATTTCTTTTTCAAAATCTAAAGCCTGCTTCCTTGCTTCTGTCATTTCTTTAAAAATAGTAACGCCTTGAGCCGCAGTAAGGTTACTATCTTTTAATAATTTATTGAATTCAGCAAGAGCAGCAACATCTTTTCCTATATCTCTACCAGAGCCTTCTGCCATTTATTTTTTTTCCTAAAATAGTTTCTTAAATAATTAGTATTAATAAAAAAAGCGGACCAAAAGGTCCGCTTTTTATTTACTTGATGCTTTTTTTATCTGTTCAGATTCTTCTTTTAGTTGATCTATTAATTTTTCTACAAACCATTTTCTTAAAGCAACTGGAAGATTGTAACTTTCAAACAAACTAAATCCGCCATAATATTTTAAATAAAAAAATTGTTCATATATATTTTGCTGATATTCATCACTCAAACCAAAAGAAGTCAGCAGAAAGTGGAACCTCCAGGTCCACTTCATAGTCACATTTAGGACAAGTGAAAGATCTTGTTAAATTTACATCTTCCACTGTATGTTGATAAACTGTTCTGATATACTTAGAATCTCTCGCTGGCATAGTTAATAAAGCTTTTTCTATGATAGCTTTATCATATACGCCTTGAATTGAAACAGTCATACACTTTAACTGATCAAATAATAAAGAATCGTTCTGACTATTGTTTTTCTTTTTAATTTCTGATGACCTAGAAATAGTTTTTTCATCAGCACCAGTTAAGGCTTTACATACAACTTTCCATTTAGTTACAGGCAATTCAAATTGAAATAAACCATTATTATCAATATCTGCTTTTAATGATTTATCTTTATAATTTTCAATTTTTTCTAATAAATTAAATTTATGTTTAACTCTTTCAGAACATGCAGGGCATGTAATTTGAGTTAAATACTCTGGACCATATCCAGAAATTCTAGATGAAACGATTATTGAATTTCTATCTGATAAAGTTAAAGTATCTGGGTCTATATTTTTATTAACAAGAACAGATTGTATTAATCTATCTAAAGCTATACCTTTTTTTAATAAACTTTTTGAAGTTAATATATCTTCTTCTTTTGCAGTCATTTGTTTAATTTCTAAACTATCTTGTAAATGAAGAGGATGATCTTCTGGATAAAAAAATCCTTTTGATGGTAAATCAATTACCTCGGTTGGTACTATAAAACTTAATTGTTGATTATGCTCTTGATTGTTTTTATATTCTTGCATTTTTTCAAAAAACCCTTCAGGTGGCGATGAATCTTGTAGTGCTGGATTTATTCCTAATCTTTCTTCTTTGTTTCTCATTTTTTACCTTTCTATCTTTTTACAGAATGATCTTTTTCGCGATCTTTTTCAGCTGGTGTGCCTTTTGTTAAAATTGCTCTTGGATAGCCACGGTTTACATCCCATTTTCCATTTGTACTTCCACTTTGTCTACCATCATTAGATTTATCTTTATACCCATCTTCTCCAAGATCTAACACTGACAATTCTGCACTATCATATTGAACAGTAAAAGTAATATCAACAAATGACTCATTATCATATGTTAAATTACCAAAATTTACATCACTAATAAAACAATTTATTAATTTCCATTTTTCTATAGGTACGCCTAATTCATCAATTTGATATAAATTAATTTTTTTTAATAAATTTGATTTAGATAAATTAGGATACTGTCCACCAAGAGCTGCAACATCTCGATAAAAGATTCCTGATGTGAAAAGAGAATCTCTTAGACCGGCAGTAGAAACTATTTTCATTTGTATAGGTTTCCAAGTCATCACACCAGGATAACGTAATACTCTGTTTAATAGAGTATGTTCTATTACTTTTATACTATAAGATGGCTTTTGACACTCTTTAAGAGCAAAAGCCATATTTTCAAGAAAAAACAGTTCTTCAATTTCAATATACCATCTATTCTGGCGAAGCGGCTCTATCAAATCATCTGGTGAAGCTCTTCTATCGTGATTCCAAAAACTCATGGTATTTCCTTATTTACCACCTAGGAGAACCCTCTGGTGGTGTATTTGGGTCTCCTGATGAATCGGTTGTAGCAGATAAATTCATTATAGCATAATCATATCTAATTGTAGTAGTTACTTCAACTATGTCTTCATTAGAGTAGTCTAGAGCTCCAAATTGTACAGAAGTAAAAAATGGATTATATATTTCCCATGTTTCAATTACATTTCCACCTGGATCTACTTGATTTAGACTTAAGCTAGTACCTAAAGCAGTTTTAAATTTTTCTTTGCCTATAGTAGATACTTGCTTGCCTGGAGTTGGACCCGCTGATGGTATTCCATATCCTGCCTTAACAATAGTATTCCATATTTGATCCGAGACACTTGTTGATCCTATAATTCTTGCAGCTGCAAAAGTTATATTAATTGCTTCCCATTCAACCCGACCAGGATAATAAAAGAAATGATTTAAATATTTATGAGTTATTTCTCCAATTTTTAATTTTGGTTTATCCATTTTTTTTACAGCAAATTTGCTTGCTTCTATTCCAGGTGGTCCGAATGAAATAAACCATCTATGTTGTCTTAGTGGTTCGACGTTTGAAGTCCAAAATGACATATTTTTTTTCTCCTTATTTATTATATAAATAAATAGTTTTTAATTTAAAATTAATCCGAGAAAGAAGCACCGGAACTGGCTATTACGAAATCAATAGCAAAGAATTCAATTGCTCTAGTTGGTTTAATTAATACTTTAGCATATACAATATTTCTATCAACCAAATCTTCTGTTGTAGTTGTATTGTCTAAAATTAGTTTATATTCAGTTATACCGTATCTTGTTTGTACTCCTTGCAAAAAAGGATCCGCTTGTTGTAAGAATCTTTTCCAAGTTACTTCGATGTTTGGATCAAATAATACTGTTGTAGCCATACGACTAATTTCTTTTTTAACATAAATCATCAAGCGACGAACATTAATACGGTCTAACGCACTTTTTGTTACTTGTAGTGTTTTTTGACCAAATACCACAATTCCTTCACTAGGGAAAGTAGCTATAGGATTAATATTTGCTTCGTATAAGCGATCTCTTTCTTTAGAAGTTAGCTTTAATGAGGCTTGAACAACTGGTAAGCCAGCTGAACCGTTAGATAATCCACCGCGATTAAAGCCAGCTGGAGCAAACCATAAAGCTGTTTGTCTTTGTGAGTTAGAGAAAGTACCAAGAGCTGCAACAGATGGAGGAACCCATACTAAATTACTGTTTAAGGTATCTCTTATTAGTACCCAAGGGAAGAAAGAACATCCATAACTTGAATTTAAAGAGCGATCATTTAATTTTCTAATAGCGGTAGCAACATCTGGTTTTCTTGAGTCAGCAGATTGAGTTGCGCTAGATCTACCTTCATCTGGAGTATAATCACCTTCTAGATCAACAACAGCCAACATATCTCCTCTTTGTTCACATTTTTCAATTAATAGAGAGGTTAAATTTTTATTCTCTATACCTGGAACTGCTGCTAAGTTTCCTTCAATAAAATCTGGATTTGTTACACTTTCGATTCCAACTTTTACGCTATTAAAGGCATAGCTAGTATTTTCATCTTTTCCTTCCAAGACTCTCTTGTTAAAAGGATCTTTTTCAAAGATATCTACGCCATCAAATCCACCAACTAGTGGAACGGTAAATCTATTAAATTGTGAAAGAATTAAAGGTGATCCGTCTGTTGCTTTATATTCTAAAGCAGTTAAAGAAAGTTTATCTTTTCTACCACCAGAAACAAATTGTGCCGCTATGGATGATTGAACTCTATAAGTATTATCTGATACAAGAATAACACTTGCACTTACCTCATCTAAGGTAACAAATTCTCTGGTTGAAGCCGCAGAAATAGAAGAAACTGGTAGAGGTCTTAAGAAGTCCACAACATCTTTATTATATCTTTTTGTATTATTTAAGTTTGTTTTTAGTCCCCAATAAACACTAGAGAATGAAACAACCCCAGAATCTGCGGTTGATTTTAGTACTGGAATTTCTGGCATAGCAATACTAGCAGTTATATTAGAGCTTGCAGATAGTACGCTATTATTAGAAATAGAACTTGTAACAGAAGAAATTGTATTACTAAATTGATTTACACCGGTTGAATATTTTGTATTCAAATAAAAACCATATGGTAAATACACTGGATTGCTTTGACCACTTAATACGTTGTCATGGACAGATACTCTAATATATTTTGATTTATTTTCAAAAGTACCAAATTCTTTAAATCTTTTTTCAATATAATCCCATTCAGTATATTTATCACCAATCATTTTTCCAATAAAATTTGGGGATGAAGGATCAAGAGTTAGATTAGAAAATCTCTCAAGATACGCTGGTGATGTATCAGTGTCATCCATTTTTCTTACAGAGACAGTAAATGTTCCGTATTTTTCATATACATTTGAAGATTCTTTGATGTCTTCAATAGAAATTTTAATATTTTCATTATTCCAAGAACCTTCTGATAAGCTTTCAAATTTAAATAATGGATCTACTGGATAATTTCCATTTGCATCTTTAATAAAGCTTTCTGGTTGTCCAACGTGTTGTGAGTAGATCCAGCTGGTTTCTGCTTTTTTTGCTTTATAATTAAAATTAGTATAAGATACGTTTGTACTACCTAATTCTAAAACAGTTACTGCAAAATTTCCTGATATGCTGCCATCGTTTAATGATTTTACAAAAGAAGCAAAAGTTTCCCCTAAGAAGTAACTTTTTGGAGTTTCCGCTAAGAAAGAATTAGTTAAAATTGGATTTGTGTTTAATACACTTCTAATATATTTTTTTGAATCAGGATTTAAATTAATAGTTAATTTTTCAGCTGCATTTGATCCTTGTTTAATAAAAATATTAGTTTCGATATCTGTACCAGCTCTTACTAATGAACCAGTAACACCGTTTGCGTCGACAAAGCTAGATCCAGATAATTCTTGTCCATAAACTTTAACAGTAGTATCTGATGTGGTTGTATAAATAATTGCAGCTAACGCTAATGAGCCAGTTGTACCAGCTTTAGTTCCAAAAACATTAGAGGAACTTTCTGAAATAGGTGTAACAAAAACACCATATGCCTTTTGGGCACTCCAGCCAGCAGATGATCCACTTACTCCTGCTGTTTTATTAGGATTTTCAAAACCTCCTAATCTTAAGAATGTAACTGGTCCTGAATTTGCTAAATAAGCTTGAGCAGCATATGCACCGTATGAAGGGGAAGTTTTATTTCCATCTCTCCATACATCACCACCACTTCCTCCTGGAACTGGTTCACCGAATACTTGAACAAAAGATTCAAAATCTGGAATCATAACAGGGCGCATCATTGGACCTTTTTTTGAAGTTCCGACAATAACTGGACCCATTTGTACACTTTCAGCTGGTAAAATTGATTCATCGATTTCACTAATAAATACACCAGGGCTTACAAAACGAAATTTATCAATTGACATTATTTTATGTCTCCTTAAAAACTAAAAAATAATAAAACTTTATTTATTATAAATAGTAAACTAATTCACCAAATGTCATTTTAGTTTGCATTAAAAATACTTTCTCTTGCCTTGATACATTTTGCATCTATTTCAAATTTATTATCTATTTGACCAAATAAATTTTTTATTTCATTTATTGAAGCAATTTCATAAAAAGTATTTCCGTATAAAACAAAATCACCTTCTTTTACAAATAAATCTTGATCTTCCACTAATCTTCTTCTATGAAATTTAACTACAATAGAAGTAGTTCTGTCCACGCCAAATGAATCAGCGGTTGTTTTTGATCCATCCCAAGTCACCAAAGCATTTACTTTGACAGGAGGCAAGAATGTTTTTTTTACCGCCTCTCCATAAACTGGATGGAAATAGGTATGTTCTCTGCTTATTGGATAATAAATGACTAATTGGCCTATTACTCTTTCTATTACTTCATCATTGACTTGCTTTACAAGATTTCTTTCTTTTTCACCTAAGAATAATGGAGGTGGAGGTGCATCTATTTGAGTAACGACAGTATTGATATCCTTTTTTTTTCTCGCCATTTAATTATCCTACGAAGATTAAGTTTGGAATGTAGCTCTGAGTCTTTGAAGATTCTTCGGACATCTTTGCACTTTCTTCACTTATCTTCTGATATGTCATCTCAGCTAGCAATGTTTTTAATTCTTCTCGTAATTCTTTTTGTTGTTCTTTGCCTTCTGTAATTAATGCTGTACCATTAAGAGTAACGGAATCGCCAGGTAAAGGAACCTTATCGAATTTACTGCGAATTTGTCCTAACATTTCTTTACAAATAGCTAGACAAAATCTACGAATCCACTGTTTTCCTATTGAATTAATCTTATCATAAGGAAGATTTTGGAATGGTAGACTATTCATATTATTAACACCTGTTACATTTGAACTGGATGATGAATTTCCGCCACCAGAACTAGAATCTGACCATGCATCTGACGGTATTGTAAAATTAAACCAAATTTTAGAAGGACCAGTTAATTGTGAAACTGGAAATAATCTTAGTTTATTATCTCTTAACTCATAAGACCAATCTGATATACGTGTTTTTATAGCATCTTCATAGGCCATTGCTTGAAGTTTATTTTGCCATGTTGGTATAACTTCAAAAGTACTATCGTCAGCATATTGTCCATAAGTTGATAGATTACCAACTACGTTTAGTCCACCAAAGTATCCATAAAAATTCCATGAAGCACCAGGTGTTTTATAATAAACTTTTCTAACGATTATTCTTTTTCCGTTTAAATTCCATCCATTTTGTGAAGCAATAGAATTTACAGCTTCTTGTAAATCATAATCCTGTTGACCAGATATAGTATTTATTGATGCACTATAAATTGGTTCATTTCCATTTAGCATTACTTCACTGTTTACTGACATTCCTATATTTTTTGCATATTGAAATGTCATTTTTGGAAAAGCTAATGAAGCATTTTTTAATTTATCTACTTCTTGCTGGGATCCCGTTAATTGACCATCACTATCAAAAGAGCCAGTTGTTTGACCCAATAAAAAAGGAAGAGAATTCTTAGATTGATGTAAGTTTAATAAATAAGAATATTCTAAGCATGCTTCTTCATAGGCTGCGTATACTTGAGTTTCTACTAATTCTATGTCTAAAACATCTCCACCTAATTTCTTATAAGTAAATGCAACCTGCTCTACTGCGCCAGTTTTAAAAGAGTCGATTTGCTGATTAGTCCAGTATTTATTTGATAAATAAGTACCAAATGGAAGATTTGACTCTTGCACATTTTGAATAGATCCGTTCGAAGGTAAAATTACTTTACTTGTTTGAGAAATGGGAGACAAATTTGGCAATGCCATGATTATTTTCCTTGCTTATTCTAATAAGCCTGCTAAACGCATTAATCTTTCTTTAATTAGATCCCTTTCTTCATTTTTTTGTTCACTAATAACTTTATTTTCTACTATTGGTTTTTTAGCTTTTAGAACAATCATGATTCTACCGCCATAATAACCTTCTTGTAGATTTTTTGAACCACGCTTTCTTGTAAAACGCTTAACACCAACTATATCAAGAAAATCATTTACTTTTTGAGCAGAGACGCTTCTAATTCCTGATAATCCTTGTAGAAAAGCTCTAACTTTTTCAGTTTCAGAGAAATCTTTGCCTTTTTCACCAAGAGCAGATGTTGCTTCTTCATATTTTTCTTTAAATTGTTTTCTTTTTTGTTCTCTTTTTACTTTTTCTTGTTCTTTAGCGGCTTTTATTTCTGGCGTATCTTGGTCGCTTGCTTCTAGGTCTTTATCGCCTGGTTTATATTTTGTAAATAAATTGATTCCCTGAAATACTTCTGGAATGTCTTGTCCAAACGAGCTAGATTTCCATATATCTATAATTTGATCAACATTACTTACTTCTGCAGCTGGCTCTGGTGGTATTTCTGTTGTCGCTTGACTCTCATCACCGCCAGCTGCTTCTATTTCTTTAGCTCTTTGTGCTTTTGCCCCAGATATTTCTCTTTCTTTTTGTTTGGCTAATTTTTCTTTTTCTAAAGCTTTCATTTCTTTTGGACTTAAATCATTTATAGTCAATCTTGCATCTTCAAATTTACGACTATCGATAATTTTATCTAATTGTTCTTTGTTAGACATCCATACTGGAGGCTGAGTAGCTTCATAATCATATTTTAATATAAATAATCCATAATTTAATTCTGGTGTTGGCTTATCTTTTTCTATTGGTAACTTAGAAGGACCAGTAATTTTAAATTTTTCAGCTATTTCTGGTGTTATGAAGAAATAAATTTTATTTGCATTCATTCTAGATGCAATTAGGTCTGCTACCATTCGAGAAATTAAGAAAGGAGATGCTAATCTAACTGGATTATTAGATTGTCTTTCATAAGCTGCGATTGCAAATTTTCCATATTTGCTATTTACAATATTTGTAAATTGTTTTGTTTCTTCACTTTCTTCCCCGCCATCATCAATAGGCGTTGAAGCTTGTAGCGCTTGTTTAGCTTCTTCAGTCAATACATATACTTCACTATTTATTTGACTTAAAAATCCTTCAAAATTTTTAAGCATAACAAATGGTTTGTTATTTATAGTTTTAGTCTTTTTTAGCAGTTGCGAAGTAAATGTAGCTGATTCCTGTTTTAAATCTTCTAAATCTTTTAATAATTCTTTCTTTTCGGTACTATCTGTTTTTGTGGCAATATCATTAATTTTTTTAAAAATATCAGAATACTTCATAACAGCGTCTAGAATATCTGCATAGGCTTCACTAATAAATAATTTTCTAGAATCAGCTGAAAGCTTTTCAGCGCCAGCAACATCTGGGATATTTGTTTGTATAATACTATTAAATTTTTCAACACCAGAATTTAATAATTTTTTTAATTTAGCAATTTTTTGATTGTTTAAGTAGGAAGAAAAATCTTCATCTATTAATCTTTCTATATAAATTGAATCATATTCATCTAAATCTTGCTGTTCTGCAGCCTCTGCTTCTAGTAACAGCTTACCTTCTGATAAGACAACATTTATTTTAACATCAGTAAATAGTGATTTTTGTATACTCTCTAAACATAAATCTATATATTCAAGGAAAATATTTTGCTTTTTTAAATATTTAATACCTTCTGTTAAATCTTCTGTTGGGATTTCATTTTCTGGTTCTTTTGGCTTAAATAGACCAAGAGAAATTGCATCATCTTTAGTAATAACTTTATAAATTACATCTTTTACAGATCTTGCCGCTGCGGCAATAGCCATATTTTTTTCTTTATTTTTTTCATCTATATCTATTAATTGAACTTTACCACTTGGACCAGTACTTTTTGCTTTTTGCTTGTCTACTTGTGTACGTATCTCTTTAATTTTATCATTTAAAACTTTTTTAATAAATGATAAAGAATTATAGTCGGTTATTTCTCTTAAGGTGCTTATTTTAAGTGAAAACGCCCTCAGATCGGCTACTAATGTAAGTAATTTACTAAAGTTATCAACATCCTTAGAACCCTGGCTGATGTATCCAAGTTCCGATAGGTATTCTTTAATCTTATTTATGTCTTTTTCTTTAACTTTTTTAAGCTCTTCTTCATCAATATTTAAATTATAAGGGTCAGTTTTTAATTCAGAAATTTCTAATTGTTTTCTTGTGGCAAAATCAGCTTGTTTGCGCAAATAATCTGAATCTGCTCTTATTTTTTCTAAGCGCTCTTCTTCAGATTTTTCTTCTTCTGGGCTTAATGCTTTATATTCTGATGACTTTTTATAGAAAGAAGCAGCAATATTTTTTTCTTCTTCTGGAACACTTGAAGAAGAATTCATTACTCTTTTTGCCATCTCTGGATCGGAATATAATTCTTCTCTAGCTTTTTGCTTTTCTTCATCAGAAATAGAAGTGTCTCTACTGAAAATTACATTTAGTAATCTTCTTTGTTTTTGTTCTTTGCTTTCTTCTGGTTTAACAGAAATTTTAGGCGGCGTATATGCTTTTGGAGCACCCTTTTCTCTTTCTTTGGCTCTAGCTGCTCTTTGCATTTTTATTAAGTCTTTAAGTGCTGCTCTTTTTTTAGCCTCTTCATCAGAAATATCCTCATCTTCAGGCTCATCAATATCTGCTAGTGTTCTTACGGAAGGTTTAGGAATTTCAGATTTTTTATCAGAAGAAATATCTTTAATATCTGGCTTCTTATCAGACAATAACTCTTCTTTAGAGACATTTAATTGTTTTGCAACTATCTCTATCGCATCTTGAATAGCGTCTTTAATTAAAGATAATCCCTCTTTTAAATCTTCTTCTGTGGTAGGATCATTATTTTCTATATAATCCTCCATTACTATTTCTTGTAATTTTTCATCAGAAAGACTTAAAAGTTTTTTAATTTTTTGTTTAATTTTGTTAGAGATATTTGATTCTTTTAATAAAATTTTTATTTTCATTTTATAATTCCTAATTTATTAATCGGCAGTGATTAAACGTGCAATTCTGTCAGCCAAAGAAGCTCTTCTTTCTTCTGCACTTCTACGTGGTGGTTGTTTCGCACCAGATGCTGCATCAGATTTATCGCCTGCCTGTTGAGGTGACTTTACGTCTGAGGTTGGAGCTGGTTTTTCTTCTTCAGGTGAAGTTTCTGGTTTTTCTTTTTCAGGCGAAGCAGATGGTTCTTCTTCAGAAGAAGAGGCTGGTTTCATTTTTTCTTTTGCATAATCAATCATAGCTTTTTTTATCCCTCCTATTACAGGCCCACTGCTAAGAATTAGGCCATATAATTGATTACTAGCATTTTCTTCTCGTTTTGCCAATACATTAGTTCTTAGTGTTTTAAAGAAATCATCAACTAATTTAGTAAAAGGGTCTACTTCTTCATTTATTTGAATATTTTCTTTTATAATACCCGCAAGTAACATTAAGCGGTTTTTTAGTAAAGTTTCTTTTAAATTTTCAGGTTTTTGAGTTTGTAAATAATTTTCAAATAATAATACTAAAGTTTTAATATCTTCTTCATTAATTTTTGTTGTTAAAGCATCATTAATTCTTTTAATTTGCATAAATAATTTATTATTCATAGGCTTGAAAGAATTAATTTGTGCCGTTGTAGGTGCTCTAAAATTAGGATTATAATTTATCTGAAGTGTCGTAGCTCCGTCAGCATCTTTAGATTTTTTATCTTTTTCTGGTTCTGCTGCTCCTGCTGGTTCTGCTGCTCCTGCTGGTTCTACTGCTCCTGCTGGTTCTGCTGCTCCTGCTGGTTCTGCTGCTCCTGCTGGTTTAGCTGGTTCTGCTGCTCCTGCTGGTTTAGCTGGTTCTGCTGCTCCTGCTGGTTTAGCTGGTTCTGCTGCTCCTGCTGGTTTAGC